GTGAATTGTAATACGACTCACTATAGGGCGACATCGAGGTGCCAAACAACCTGGCGCAAAGCAAATGGCACAAGCACCGATGAGCGCTGAGATGCGCATGGCCGATGGCGGAATGGTGGAGACCGATGACGTCGATGACCAGCCGCTGAAGCGTCAGGCCGCTGGCTTCCTGCCGCCCAATACGTGCGATGAAACGCAAGGTCCTGGAGTCCGCTCGCTCCAAGACTACAAGAAGTAAGTAGCGTGTTAACAAAACCACCACTTACAGTTATCCAATCGTTGGCTTCACTTGAAGGCAACCATGACTTTGAACGAGTTTGTGAATGGCTGGAAATGTCGTTGGAACAGATTCGTGAAGACACTGCAACAACTGAGAGCGAAGTTCGCACTCGTTGGATGCAGGGAGCGTCTCAGACGTTGGGCTACTTCCTGGAGAAGAAGCGCAACGCAAGAGACATCCTCCGAAAAATGAAGTGATTCGCCCCGTCGGGGCAAACCGCAGGACCAACAGCGGATTGTGTTGGCACCGAGAACACCGGATCGAGTATCAGGGAAAACCCTCAGAGGCCCCCGATGCGCAGTGAAGGCTCAAGGAGTTGGAATTGAACCTACCACGCGCCGTCATTGAGGCGGAAAGAAAGGCAGAAGAAGCTCTTCAACGACTGCAACAGGCTCGACAGCCGCAGCAGACACCACCTGAAACGCCGCCAGCGTCTCAAGGTGATTCGGATCCCCCGGCCAATACGCCGGCTCCGAGCGAACCAGCAGCCCAGGCACCTGCACCCGCAAGCACCCCTCCTGCGCCGGCCAGCCAGGATGGAGACGACAAGTGGGAAGCCAGATACAAGACGCTGCACGGCAAGTACAACGCCGAGGTTCCGCGACTGCATGCTGCACTCAAAGAGCGTGACAGCAAGTTGAATAGCCTGACCGAAGAAGTGGAGGCGTTGAAGGCGAGTCTGACGAAACCGAAGGAATCGTTGGTCAAGCCCGAGGAAGTGAATGAGTACGGCGAGCCACTCGTTGACCTGATCCGTCGCGCAGCGCGAGAGGAAGTTCAGGCCAAGGATACGGAGATCGCACTGCTCAAGAAACGGCTGGAGTCGATTGACAGCAATATTGTCCAGACCAAAGAGGTCGGCTTCTTTGACAAGCTGGCTCGTGCGGTCCCGGAATGGATGGCAATCAACGACGACCCCGACTTCCACGCATGGCTCGGTGAAGCGGATGAGCTCACCGGCTATACACGCCAGGCCATTCTGTCGGAGGCTGAAGAGAAGCGCGATGCAGATCGCGTTGCCAGATTCTTCAATGCGTTCAAGAAGGTTCAGGAAAACAAAGCGGCAGCAGCCAATGCTTCGCTTGATTCGCAGGTTGCACCTGTGGTGACTCGGACCCCCGAATCGCCACCGGGCAAAAAGATCTGGACTCGCGCAGAGATCGCTGATTTCTACGCTCGAGACCGTCGCGGCGAATTGACTGAAGAGCAGGCTTCTGCCATCGATGCAGAAATCCAGTCGGCAATCCGCGAACGAAGGGTGCGGTAAGCCGGCACATCTTTGAAAGATTGAATCATGTCTCTCGCAGTCAACAGCGGTTACTACGGTAACGGCACCACCGACGGCTACGTCGGCAATTTCATCCCCGAGGTTTGGTCGGGCAAGCTCCAGGTCAAGTTCTACAAGAGCACCGTCCTGGGCGAGATCACGAACAACGATTGGGAAGGTGAGATCAAGGGCTCTGGCGACAAAGTCCACATCCGTTCGATCCCCACGATCACCATTCGCTCCTACAGCAAGGGCCAGTCCCTCGTGTCCGAGGTGCCGAACAGCGATCCGATCGAGCTGATGATCGACAAGGGTCAGTATTTCCAGGTCGTCATTGACGATGTGGACGCGACCCAGGCCGACGTCAAGCTGATGGACATCTTCACCAATGACGCTGCTCAGCAGATGAAGATCGCCATCGACGCTGATGTGTTGGGCAACGTCTACGCTGACGCCGCCACCCGCAACAAGGGCGCCACCGCTGGCGCGATCTCCCAGGACATCAACCTGGGCGCGACCGGCGCTCCCCGTCAGGTCACTTCGTCCAACGTCCTCGACATGCTCCTGGACATGGGCCAGTGCTTGGACGAGCAGAACGTGCCC